GGGATTGGTTCAGAGAACAGCAATGAAGATGCAACTGCCTTCCTTCTCTGTTGGCCAGCACATCACATCCAAGTTAGTTGGAGTGATGCCCAAATTAGGTAATAAATTAGCAACCGCGGGAAAAGTTTCCGCGACCTGTGGCCTGGTAGTGGCCGCGGGGTTTAGTTTATACGCATACCGCAAGGTATGCATAAATAAGTTAGAATTAGTTAGGATTAATACCGTCCCACTCCCCGACGACTGCATAGAAGATGCTTTGGAGATGGAAGACGATGCCGCCTCGGAATTAGTCCAGGCGAAGATTGCCAAAGAGGCGGCGATAGCGGCGGCTCTAGAGCCAACAAAACCAGCAGAACAATTTGCTGCGGCCGCCAAGATAAGAGCCCAACCACCACCCAACCCTCTAGCCAAGCGAATGAACAGGCTGAGGCCCGGGAGCACCGGGAAATTTATAAGGGTGGTGAGAGCGGAGATAAAGGCCCAGATGGGCACCCCCACCATCACTGCGGCGAACGAGGCCGTCATTAGGCACATGCTTTCAAAGTACTGTGCTGTTCGAAATATACGGACCTCGTCGTACGCCCACCTAGTCTCGAGGGTGGTTAGGGAGGTAATGACCCCTTACCCCGGAGACTCTGAACAGGTGGAAAGGGCCAGTTCAGTTGTGAATAGAATACACAACTGGCTGGTCCAGTACAAGAAATAGGGGGGCCTTGAGTTGGCGCGCGGGTTTACGCACAATGAAACACGCACAGACGTACCCGGCCTGGACGCCACCAACCTGGGAGAATCCCGCCCACTAACAGACACTAACATTAGGAGAGTAGTCGGCCCGGTTAGCTCGGATTACGACATAGTATTTTACACTAACTCTAGAAATAATTTGATGCGAGGCCTGGTAAACAGAGTGCTCACTTATAAGGGTGGACCTGTTTTAGAACCAACACCAGGCGCGTGGCGTGAACTAAGGAGCTTAGCTCACAGCCTAGGCAATAGATGCTTGACCACCCCTTTGAGCTCAGAAGAATTTCTGGCGTGCTATGCGGGTCGTAAAAGGGCAATCTACGCCAAGGCTATTGAGAGCTTCAACACGAAGCCATGGGACGCGGACAAAGACATGATCGTCAAAGCCTTCATTAAGAAAGAGAAGGACAAACTCCTGTCTTCGAATAGCGACCCTCGCATTATTCAGCCTAGACACCCTAGGTTTTTAGTTAGCTTAGGTAGATACATCAGACCTCTTGAACAGAAAGTCTATAAAACGTACACACGACTGTTCAAGCGATTTGCAGCCACAAACACCCCCGTCTGTTTCAAAGGACTAAATTATTTACGACGGGGCAGTTGTTTGAAAGAGAAATGGGAGAGCTTTAATAGTCCCGTGGCAGTTTGTCTCGACGCAAGTCGATTTGACCTCCACGTCTCCGAAGATGCACTCCAGCATACCCATCTCTTATATAGGACTGCTATCGGTAACGACCCCCTCCTAGCCTACATATTGGAGAACCGTCTCGTCACAGACGGCGTAGGTTGGAGTTCTGATGGGGCTTACAGGTACCACAAGAGAGGCGGTAGGTGTTCCGGGGATAATGACACATCCCTAGGAAATGTGATTATAATGCTATCCATCACACACGCCTTCTGTGAAGAGAGTGAGATTCCACATATTGAGGTCGCCAACGACGGAGATGATCAGGTGATAATTGTGGAGTCTGAGCATGTAGAGAAAGTCCTACGAATAGAGGATATATTTAGAGAGTTTGGATTTTTGCTCAAAGTTGAGGAACCGGTCCACGAGCTCGAACGTATTGACTTTTGTCAAACGAGACCGGTCCAACTCACTCCTGATGTATGCACAATGGTAAGACACCCCAGGTTAGCAATGACAAAAGATCTGACGACATTCATCCCCATAGAAAGAGGCAAGCTCAAGTACCACATGCTCACAGCAATTGGTAAGTGCGGAATGGCTTGTTACAACGACATTCCTGTACTGGGCGCCATGTACCGAAAATTGGTAAAGATAGGGTCGATGAACAAAGGAAATGAGGAGAGGTGGTGGAAGAGCACACACGCGGACCCTGCTTTTCGCAGTCTGTCCAGCAAAGCGGCCACGAATGTTGGCCTGACCCCTCAATGCCGAGCGAGTTTCTGGAAAGCGTTCGGCATCCTTCCAGATCAACAGGTTGCCCTCGAGAAAGAGTGGAATGATTGGGAGCCATTGTTAGATAAGATAGAATACGTACATAGTTTCTTAGGTGACTACCCCGTATGTGAAGGCGATGTATAGAACGACACACTACATGGTCACTAGCCTCCGTGGGCTAGCTGCCCGACCTCTACCCTTAGGAGTGCAGAAAAGCAGCTACCAAGTTCATTGGATCAAGGGGAGCCAACACAGGGAAGATTGAAATGTCACATTTGTATGTAAAGTAGTAGTTTAGTAGTAGGTAGATTGAGTCTTAACAACAGTACCCCCCAAGTCCGATGGGTTGGAAGAGGGGGCTATCAACCCCACCGGCAGACTCGCACATCCAAGCGCCACCCCACCCGAACTCTTGAGTGGACATCGCTTGTCTGGTATATACCCAGGAGAGATGTGATACCTAGCCGGAAGGGCAAATGCCCGGCAGTTACTGGAAGCTTAATCCAGGCGTGCACCGCACGATGTACGGTAGTCGACGGCCAGAAGTACCTGCACTGTCGACCGGATTCGGTTCAATGATTCGGCAGCCACACCACGCCTCTGTTGCTAGAGGCGGCTAACACCCACTTGGGAATTTTACCCAGTTTACGCGCTGGGACGGCTTGCAGCTCTAATTGAGAACCTTATTCGCATCCTAGGCACACTACTCACAATGAGTAGGGGCGAAAGTGTACTAGGATCCTCGCGTGAGCGAGGTTGATTGTTTACAATACCAGGTCAACCGCCCC